ACAGCTAAAGCTTCATTTGTTTTCTCTATTGCGTTTTGTGTGGCTGTTGCTTCTGCTTGCAAGTCTTGTTCAATAGCTAATAAATTATCGGCTAAATTAGCGGCTTCCTCATTGATTTTCTTGCGCAAATCAATATTCTCTCTAATCGCTTCTGATTCCTTTTCAATAGCGATAACCCCGTCTTTGTTTCCTGCCTTTTCTGCTATGCTCTTTTGCTCTTGAAGCTTGTCATATTCTGCGGTGAGTTCTATTATAGCTGCTTTATTTGTATCGGTTACTCGGTCTATTTCCTCAAAAGCAGCCGCAACAGCACTTAAAGTTGTTGGGGCGTTTGTTGCAATGTCGATATTTACAACGGGGACGTTTGCAAGCAACTCTTTTATTTTGTTACTTTCTTGCGACGCTTGCTTGTCGATATTGGATAGAATACCACTTGCTTTCTCTGCATCAGATTGCAAGCGTGAAGTGTCTATTCTCGCTGAAAAATATAAACCTTTTTCGTTTGTTTCCATATATTCTATCCTTTCTATTTTAGTCTATTATTGAGTTAAAGAAGTCATCTATTTTTTTAGAATTATCCTTGTTATCTGCGTTAATTATTTCTTCATTTTTTTTGCCCTTGTCTTTGTCGCTCTCATACGTTGGTAAAACTGCGCTGTACATTGTCAAATTAACATAAGACATATCATAAAGCACAGTTTCAAAGGGTAGGTGATACACCTTTGCAGTACCAGCGACAATTGCCCAAATGCTATTGTTTAATCCATTTTCGTTGGGCGAAGCAGATTTATCTCTGTTAGGAAAATGGAAAGCCCGAAAAAATCGCCTAACTGCAAATTGCCTATTAGTGTTGCGGTGATGTTGTAAAGCTCACTAGGTGAGAAGTTCTCTAAAAGCTCTTTTGCTAGTTCTGCTTTTTTATCCACCTCGATAGTTTCTGTTACTACCTTTGTAGTCGTTTGAATTGTTTTTAAAGGGCGTTTAAACAAACCAAAAAGATATGATTTGTAAACGATTGTTTCTTCTTCTACCTCGATTTCTTTTTGTATTGTACGCTTTTCTGTGAGATTTTTTGCACCTAAAATAAGTATTGCCAAAGCTTCTCCAAATGGTTCGCAATGTTTAGCGAAAGACAAAGATTCTTTTACTACCTCTGCTTTATCTAGTGTGATATTTGGAAGCGTTGAAATACATTGCGACACTTTGATAAGTGTTGCCACGCTTGGCGAAGCAACTTTGTATGTTTTAGTACCAACTAATATATTTTGTGGGACTTGCAATATTGCGTCACCTGCTTTTTGCTCAATTGTTTTGTTCATAATAATTTAAGTTTAATAGCAAGCTAGTTTGTTATACTAGCTCGCTATTTGTTTAGTTAAGGAATTTGTGTTACCTCTACCACCGAAGCCAAGCCGTCAGCGGAGATTGTAACTTTACCCACACGGACTTTACCTGTGGTGTTTGCTGCTACCTTGATAGTTGCAACTTTTGCATTTGCAGTAGCTGTAATCCAATCGCTATTTGGTGTGCTAACAGCGATATTACCTCTCGATGTTGCAGTGATTGTCTTACCTGTGTTATCTGCTGCTGCACCAAAGTAAAGCTTATCACCTGAAAGCGATAAGGCGTTCTTTTGGTAAGGCTTTACAATCTTACCTGTTGCGGGCTTTAATGCCTTTGCAACATAGTGAAGTAGGATGCCCTCTGCCGATGAGTAGGTTTGTTCACAGCGCAATGTTGCACGCTCAATAAGGAAGCCTTTTCCGCCCTCATCTTCGGGGGTTAAGCGAAATGCGAACTCACCTGTAATAACACCGTCTTCGTCCTCTACAAAAGGCTCTTCTCCTTTCTTAACAAAGTGGTCAAATTCAAATGTGAAAGTTGATTTGCCAACACGAGAATCGACAACCTCTCCGCCCTCTTCAACAGCGGTTTTTTCTTCTCCTTGAGCTTGCGACAACTTAGTTGTATCTTCTTTTGGTGTCGCTGTCTTTCTCCAGTTGCCGTCGGGCGTTCCACCTACTGACGGACAAAATTCAATTGTGGGTTTTCCCCAAGATAAAACTGACATAATCTATACGTTTAAAAAATTATTAAATATCATTGTCAAAATAGCTATAACCTAATTTAATTGCGATGAAATGCTGTTTAATAGCAGTGTCCGCAATTGTGCAAATGGTTTGCTGCAACTTAAACTTATAACAAGAAATAGCAGCAGACAAGCTCTCAACCCATTTTGCAGCGTGTTGTTCGAGAAATTCAGCTCTTTTGCTGTCCTCCACAAAAACACCATTGTTATACGGGTCAATATCAGGGATAAAAATATTTATGGTAACAACCCCCGTTTGTATTTGGTTGGGCAAACCTGCTGTAAATCTTACAACAGCGTCCTCCAAACGACTATCACGTGGGCGGTTTTCAGCCCTATAAACAGCACCTGAAATCATCGAAAAAAGAGTGCTATTTCTTAGGAAATTATAAATATCTCCCTCTATTTGCTTGCCTGTTTTTGCCATTTCTTTTTATATTTTAAGCTCTCCCAAAAGCTGTGAAATAAGGCTTTCTGCTAAAATCTCTGCGCTGTCGAGGACGTCCAAGCCTTTAGCCGATACAAATTGTGCGTAATCCATTCCCGCTACAACTATAAGGGAAATCCCTCCTTTAGCCTTTGCAAGTGCCTCTGCCATTTGTTCTCCTCCTTTAGCTCCTTGCCCTCCGTCTTTAACTACGTTAAAATTGCCTTTTACAGCAAGCTCTCCATTTACGGAGATAACGTAACCGATACTACTTCTCAAATTACCCGTTTGGTCTAAATACTTCCCCGATGTTTTGGCTGCATTTACTACCTGTTCACCGATGTAAGACAAGGTATAAACAGCCTCATTTATTGCATCTTCTATCCCTTTGGCTAGGGTGTTTGCAATTTCCTCTTTAGAAGTTATTAATTCCATTACACCATTATTTGAATTTCGTTAACTGCGCAAAGCTCTTTTATTTGGATAATAGAAAACTCTCCAATTAAATTTTTATTAGCATCAAATAAGGCGATTTGTTCTCCTTTTAAAGATTGCAATTCAACCAAAATATTATAATGCTTATCTGTGTAAGGGCTTGTTTCGCTCTTTGCTAGATTGTTGTAACTTGTAGCCTCATATTGACAGGGGATAGCCTTTCCCCAGCCAGCGCAAGCACATTTAACGAAATGTCCCGTTTCTTTGTCTAGCGTGTGTTGCCCTTTTTCCTTAAATCTAATTGAGCCGTTTTCTATTATCATAGCTTATCCCCTTTATACCCAAAATTAGGTTTTACAACTCCCGACAAATCCTCCCCTAAAGCCGAATAAATTGCGTGAGCGTTGTTTTTTAACGCTGTGCGTTGGTCTTCATTAAAAGAGTAGTTTTGCCCACCTTGCGAAACGTTAGGGGCAAGAGCAAGCCAATTTAATAAATCAGCTTTAGCCAAAAGAAAATCCCTTGAAGTTGTGGTTTCTCTTGTTAGCTCCTCATCTAAATTTAAACCTCTTTTAATTGCAACCTCTTGCAATGTTCTTACGGGAATAGGATAGGCATTAATGCCTTTTAGGGTGTCGAGAATTGTAATCATAAACTAATTTGTAATTAAGTTATTACCAAGCTTGAGCGTCTGTTTTAACGTACAAGTTGCGGTAAGCTGTATCAAAGACAGGAACAGCATCAGCTTGACCGATTGTTACTTCGCTCAAAGGCTCGGTTGTTCCGTACTTCTTAACGATAGTGTGCGCTCTTTCAGCTCGCAAAATCAACTCATTATTTTCTTGTAAAACGTCGTATTGAGTTGTACCCAAACGCTCTGTTTCAGACAATATAAGGCGGTTGTCCGCAAATGGATTGCGTGAAATTGTAGAGCCGTCTGCAAACTCTCTTGTAATTGTTTGGTCGATTACTCGCAATTGCAAGCCATTCAACCAAGCTTGCCTACCAAGCATTTGGTTCACTGTTGCAAGGTCAGGTGTTTGAGCAATACCGACAGCGTTTTGAATGTAAGAAGCACAAGCTTTAATTACTTGCTCACTAGAGCAAATTCTATACAACTCGTCGAGGTTTACAAATGCAAACTTAGGGTTTAGGTTATTTGCTTTTGCAAGCTTTACAAGCTTTGCAAGGTCACCGATAACATCTGCGCTTGAAGCATTGCCCCAATCTGTATCTGTTTTTTGCTTTTGGAACTCGTCTACATCGTAATCGAGGTCAAATTCGTTAGCAAATGTAGCGTTGTTAGTTGTGCTGAATGAAAGTTTACCAGCGTTAGACGCCAAAGCCCACGCAATGTATTCCAATTCAGATTGAACGCCATTGAAGCAGAAATCAACGTCATCACCCCAATATTGCACCAACTTTGTTGCGTCTTCGTCTTGCGCAAATGCTAGTTCTGTTTGATACTCTTTGATTTCAGAGCGTGTCATTTCACGAGAAATTGAAATGAAAGGAATATCACCCTTTGCGCTTTCGAACAATGGACGACGCTTGCGAACAATTGTTCCGTTATCGGTGTGAATATCCGCTGCAACATTGCGTTTAGCAAGTTGGTTTCCAAGAGTTCGCCAAATAAAACCATTAACTTTCTTGACGGGGAAGTGAGTGCCAAAAAGGAAAGGTTTTGCGTCGGCTGTGTTCAAACGGGCTTGAACCATTTGAGAGGTTAAGCCCTGTATAAGTGTGTTTGTTACTGTTGCCATAATTTAAAGCCTTTTTTTAGTTAATAATTAGCGATGTTCAAGTGTTTTGCGACACAATCAGGTAGCGGATTTCCTTTTGTAAGTCCAGCAGTCCAAGCATCGGTATCAATGTTTGTTTTCTTGTCGAAAACTTTGCCCGTACCAACAAGCGCAAAAGGCTTGTATTTTAGAGCTGATTTGTTCTGTGAAGCACTAGAAGCCTCTTTTGCCTCTGCAATTGCTCCACCTTTAGGAATTGCGCCTAAAGCCTCGCTAATTGTAAGGGTGTCGAACTCCTTGCTAGTGTCGTCAATCTTTGTAACCTTAGTGGCAATAGAATTTTCATTAAGCATTACAAAATCACCTACATTTAAGTTGTGGAATTTTTCCACTTTTAGTGTCTTCTCGGTTGGTTGCACGTCCTCTGCAATAACCGCAACTTTAACAACGTTGCAAATTCCGTTAACAGGGGCTGCCAAGACACATCCCTCTTTGATGTAATCTCCGCCAAGCTCCGAAGTTTTAATAGATACTCCTCCGGGAATATCAAATCCTTTGTGCATAAAGACACGAGGCGTTGCTGTGTCTTTACGTCTAATAACTGTCATACTCATTGTGTATAAATTTTATTTGGTTAAACTTAGAACGGCTGTCCGTCGCTAGAAGTTGCGCCCTCTCTTGCTCCGATTGCGGCTTCTTGCTCTTTGGTCAGTGCGTCTGTTTGAACACTACCGCTGTGTAGTGCTGTTGGTCGCCCAAAAACAGCCCCTTTTGCTCCTAGTGTTTTTGCCAAATCGTCTACCTCCGTTGTAACATCACCTAAAAGAGTTGTAAACTCTTCGTCTGAAAGTGTATCTACCGATATTCTTTCATAGGGTTTTTGCAAATGCTTTGGTAGCTTTTTAAACACGCTTGTAAGTTGTTGTTTTCGAGTGTTGGTTGTGCGCTCGATGTCTAGCTTGTGCAAACGCTCTGAAAGGGTTTTATTACTTTCTATAAGCTGTTGCGCCCAAGCGGGAACATCGTTGTTGTCACCCCCGTTGATTGGTTGTTGAGCTTGTGGGGCTGTGGGTGTGGGTGTGGGTGTTGGTGCGCTTGCAATTGGTTTACCATTCTTTAAACCATACTTAGTTTCATAGTTTAAAGTGGCTGTTTGTGTAGCCTCTGTTGCTCGGCTGTCACCGTAACTCTCCATTACCTCTACTAGCTCTTGTGAAACCCCCGCTACTGCGGTTGTTAATTGTTCATCTGTTGTCACAGTCTTTGCAAGTTTTTCCGCAATCCTGTTTAAAACATTAGCATTAGCCCCCGTGAATTTGGTTTTTAACGCTGTTAAAATTTTTTCTTTCATATATACTCAAGATTAATTAATTGATTAACTTATTAGTTAACGTTACAAAGATAATCAAATAAAACCAAAATGATTATTTTATAATCACAAATATTTTTATTAGCACCAAGAATTGAGAAAAAGGCGAAGAAAGGGGCGATATTTGTAAACGAACGTTAAATATTACCTTTTCAGTTAATTTTCTTGGCGAAAAGTTTGGTATTATAAAATATCTTCACTTCCTTTGCAATGTGATTACAAAACAAACACTTTAAAACTATAAAATTATGACAGTAGATAAACAAATAATTGATGCTGCTTACGGTTTGGGATTTGAGCCAAGCAGCGAAGAGTTAAGCAATGAAAAATTGTATTTAGAGGCTCAAGAATATTTATTAAACGAATTATACAGTTAAGCAATGGCAAGTATAAAAGTCTCACAAATAGATTTCTCTTTCCAGTATGCAAATTACGGGATTTGGAAAGTAACTTACACCTCCCCAAACACGGGGGAAAAATGGTCAGCGGGAATTACCGATTTAGAGTTAATAGAAAAAACACGAGACGCAAGATTTCCCAAAGACAAGGATTTAAGAAAGCTATTAAAGATTTGCAAAACAAACGACAAATAAAATTTTATTATGAAGACATTTAAAGACCTCTGCTTTGCAAAGCCAATAAACCCAATGTGGGAAAAAGGAAGCCAAGCTATATTGTTTTTAAAAACGGCTACGGGGTTTCGGTGCTTTTTGGAAAGAACTTTTACTCAAATGGTAAAAACACTTACGAGGTAGCTATAATAAAAGGCAATGAACAAGACTTTAATTTGGTTTATGATACGCCAATAGCAAACGATGTTATAGGTAATATCACAGAAGAACAAGTTACAAGGGTTATGAAACTTGTACAAAAGCTAAACAAAAACAAGGTCTACACAAGGGATTTTAAAGCAGAAGCTTTTATCGAGAACGTCGTTATGACTGCCCCCTATGTAAAAACAGAAGCATAAAACAACAATAAAAAAAAACAACAATTATGGAGAACGTAAAAACAACAAAAGACGGATTACAATATTACCAAGATTGGGACAAATACGAGGGCGCAATCGTTATGGTAAATCCTAAGACTATGCAACTATATAAAGCTATTAAAGAAGAGCGTTTTAGCCTATATGGTAAAAAAGACAGCATAGAGAATTTACAAAAAGCTTATGATAATTTAAATGAGCGTCTAAAAAACGAGTGCAGCCCCCAAGAGGTTTATTTCCAAGAGTACAACAATCACGAATGCCAATTTGGTTGGAGCGGAGATAAAGAGGCAATGGAAATAATAAAATCCATTTGGGGCGAAGAAATAGCAAACACAATTGAACGTATATAGTTAAAAAGAGGGTTTTTGTTTACATAAAGTACATTTAAAAAGAGTTTATGTAAGCAGAAACCCCAATTAATGAGTATTTTTGCATACATAAAGTACACAATAGAATAGAATAGAATAGAATAGAATAGAATAGAATAGAA